TAAAAAAACTGTAGTTAAATCCTTTTGTATCTATACGATCTGTTTGCAGTAGAAAAAACGTAAACACTAGTAATAGCATGCCTGTTAGACCAACTAAGTCGCTCCAGTGCATTGTATAGTAATCTACCACCATAGTGCCGCTACTCCATATCCAAACACATTAATGCATGCAAAATAGAAGGTAAGCAACATAATCCATGCTGCTCCTCTGCGCCAACTTGCATACAGTTGTGTAAGACTGCCTAAAAAAAATCCTGGATATACAATTAACATGTTTGGATTGTCAGCATTTACTGCCAACAACATACTTGCGCCCACTGTAAAGATAAAACTAATTAACTCAAAGCAAAACGCAGTCTTGTCACTGGTGTAACTGTTAATCCAAAATTGTTTTACTTTTTGCACTTAGATTTTGCCTACAGTAGCCAGGATGTTCTCAAGTTCACTGTATTCGTCACTGTGCTTGTCAAAGTCTGCTTTGTATGCTGTACGCAATGCTTTTTTCAATACACTTGGTTTAATCTGCATTTCTTCTGCAATGGCTTTGATTGTGTCATTGAGACCATCATTAAGATCGTCAACTTCCTGCATTACAGTGATGCCTTCATTTACTAGTTGTGTTAATTTCGCCTTTTCTTCAGGACCGAAAACTCTGTCACTCATGTGAGTACTCCTTGTTGATTATCTGTTTATTATATATGCGTTATACTACTATGTCAAGCCTTAAAAATGGTATTGTTGGCACTCGCCCCTTCTGCTTAGATCATTTGTTATACAATGTATGCCAGCATCCCAAAAATATTTGTGTCTAAACGGTATGATATGTGCTTTAATGCCCCAATGTTCAAGTGCATCTACTGCTTGTTTGTTATATTCGGCAAGCACAACATTAGTAGGATTGATTATTAATATGTTTACACCGAATACTGTTTCGCTTGCTTCGCCAATCCACTCATTCATATATGCATCTACTGTTTCTGTTATGAGAGGATTTTCATCAAACGCAGGAATATACCATTTACCTGCGTTCAACTTCATGCTCGACTGAAACATTTTATGTGCTGCATAATCACTTTCTGGCAAGTGTACTATTTTCCAGTTCGGAAAACTATCTTTATAATCTTCATCAGCAATACTGATAATAAGTCCCGGACTAACTGGGCAATACACTGCATCGCCGTGTCCTTGCGCATCCACAATGTGATTTTTTGTATCAGGAAATAGACTGGTTACTTGTTTGCGTATTGCATCCCAGTCATCAAATATAGTTTGAGTAGCAAAGAATAAATCATTGCCTATTCGACTCACAAAGCATCCACTAATATAACTACATGTTGTTTCTTGTACATTGCAGCGTTTAAATATATCTGCATAAAACTTGAGTTTTCTGTCATGTTTTGCTTGATCATGTGCTTTGAATTCTTCCCAGGTTTTTGCCTTTTGCTTTTTAAATGCGTTATGTGCATAGTTTGCATTAGGCTCTGTGCATACCCAGAGCTTATCATGTATTTGTATAAAATAGTCTCTAGGTTGAACAGGCGGCGGTACCCACACATCGTCAATCATACAATCTTCAAATGTATCTGGAATACTAGGACGCAGTACCTCAACATCAAAACTTTCTAATAATTTTATAAGTGCCTGAAAATCTTGTTCTGTTTCGTGTGCTACTTGTTCAAACTTTTTACGAGTGTTACTATCTTTAATCCACGAGTAAAACTCAGGCGGGTATGCTTGTCCAACTACACAAACCTCAAGTGGATCCCAATGTTGATATACTGTATATGTCATATATATAATTATACTACAAGTGTTGCGTTATTTCAACCGTTAAATCACTGCGGCCTTTAATAAGTCTGTGGTACACTGCTTCGGGAATAAAGTAATCTCTACCAGGCACTAGTGCCATTGGTAAACGGTTGTCTAATTGTAGACTCCATCCTGCACCTTCTAAAACACTGACTGTGCGATCTTCAGCGTCACGGTGCCAGCAAAGGTCACTATTGTCTGCGTCTTCTCTAAATGTTCTTTGTTTAACGTTTGGTGCGACTTGGGTTTCTGTGTAAGGTTTATTCATGCTATTTTAAAAATATAATTTCCTCAAATTCAAGATATGGGTTTGATATTGCTAATTCAAGATCATTAATATTAAGTATTTTTCCAACTACAGGTTCTCCAATAAAAGATTTTGTAGTCTCCCATGTATGCTTTTCTATAAATTCTGGACAGTGTTTATTAAACCAAGCATAATAATTTTCATATGGTATGTCAAATCCATATTTTTTTAAAATTATGTTAATACCTGGCTTAACAAAATCATGGAACTTACATGTTTGCATAATATTTGTTTTGTCATTTTGCATATATACCATATGTGGATTATGTCCTACCCATGGATTTTGTAATTTTATATCACCTACTTCACAAATTGTTTTACTAGGATATTCATCATGAGTAATTTCAAAACCGTTATCATTATACCATTCTAATTGTAACCATGCTCCGCGTTCGTTGTTATCTTCTATACTATGTAGTGCAAAATGTATATCATGTACTAGATCATCATACTCTGCAGGCAATTTCTCATAGCCGTCACCTACTAAGTATTCTATATCTTTATGTAAGATTGTAAGATTTTCTAAACTTAAATCTGTAAGATCCCAATTCCAACCCAAACAATCATTTGCCTTTTTTGCCAGCTCACATAAAACATCTAGTGTGTAATATTTTTTATCTCTAAAAATTACATTATTATCTTCTAAATACTGAGATTTAAGAAGGTTATAGTATTTTTTTGCTAGTTCTGTTTTATTAAGTTGTACTCTAAGGGCTGGGGTATTGTAGAATTTTATTTCAAAATCTACCACCATTGTCCGCCTTTAACTCCTAAAGCCTTGTAACGTGGAGTTCTGCAACTCCAATAACGTGCTGTCATCTTATCATTTGCTTGCTTACACTTATGGCGTGCAACAAAACTTTTTACCGCACCTCTGTTGTTTGCTTTTACACTAAGTCCAGTTGTATCGCCCCAACTAATCTTTTTTACACGACCAGTTTTTTTATTCATTACATAAACATAAAACTTCTTAGATCCGCCTCGCTTTGGACTGTTAAGTTTGACTTTGCGTCCTTGGTATTCTGCTTCGTCAAGTTCTTCTTCCTCAATCATCGGTACATCAAGTGCTACTATTTCACCTTCTACCATGATACACTCGCCGATGTCTGTAGCAATTAACTCTTGATCTTCCCAATCCAAGTTTAGTTTGTCTGCACACTCGCGCACCTGACGATAGAACTCTGTAAATGCAGTACTACCTGGACGGAACATGCATTCTGTAAATGGAACATTTTTAGCAACATGCTCGCGTATTGCTGCTTGTACATCCTCAAACTCACTTATTGACATTTTAGTAATAGGTTTAGCACCAGGCTTTGATATAGTTGATGTTGCACTAATTTTTTTATTGTTTGCCAAATTTGCACTTGCACCAAATTCTTTCTGTCCACTATAGCGTTGTTTGGCTTGCATGTTTACACCGCCAAGACTAGTCTTGGCTGTTTGAGTATACCCAGTCTCTGGACTACCCTTCACATCAAGTGTAGTGCCGCCTGCTTTGTAAGTTGCTTGTTGATAACCTGGAGTAGCATCTGGTCTGAATGTTTGCTTTGCTTGAAAGCCGCCAACTTTAGGAGTTGTAATACTGCGCATATTGCCAGTGCGATCTTTTACAACTGTGCCGCCAGCATCACGAGTAGTAACTCTGTTTGCTGCTTTGTTAACAGTAGTAGTAACACCCTGTGCATTAGTGGTAGTTACTGGCTGCTCTGTAATAAATTCACTTGCTTTCATTAGTTACTCACGTTCTTTGCTTTGCCCCTGCGATTCTTGTTTGGATCTTTTGCTCTCTTGCGCTTTACTGCACGAGCAATACCTGCCTTGCCGTCCTTTTTGCCATCTTTATTCTTGTCTGCGTTGCGCAGTTTTGCTGCAGCACTCTTACTCAAACATTTAGGTTTTGCTTTACCTTTTGTATCGCCACACTTGCCAATGCGGTTACCTGAACTATCATAAGCATCCCAGCCACCGCCGCCGGCACCGCCGCCTTTGCCTTTACCGAACCATGAACGCAAGTCCTCATGTAGTTCTACTAAACGCATTATTTCTTCTTGCTGTTGCCCCAGTTGGCTGCACCAACCTTGCGACATTTTACTAGTGCGCCACTAGCATATGCACTGGGCCATACTTTGTAGCGTGATTTTACTTTGCGATAACAAGCATCTTTTTCACCTGCTTTTTCATCAAACTGTTCTTCTGTAAGTGATTCTTCAACACTTTCTTTTACTGCACTCTTGTACATATCTACTGCTTTAGCAAAATCATCATTTGTCATCATGCGTTTTGTTTCAGGATGATCTGGATTATCCACAGCCATGCGCACACTACTACCATCTATGTCTTTTTCTTTCTTAAAGTCCATGTATGTTTGCATCTTTTTAGGATCTATTTCACGAGCTCCTTCTTCAATGTCTTCACTGGCTTTTTTAAACAAATCTAATTGTGTGCCCTTTGGAATCTCAATTACTTTAGGTTCTTTTGGTTTATTTCTGTCCTGCAATCTAGCCATTGCATCCAAACTTGACCTGTTGCGCAGACTTGCAATACTTTTATATTCTTCAAGTTCTTCTTCAGTAATGCCTTCGCTCATGCCAGTCACTGCTTTCATTGCACGATCCAGCATGCCCATGTTTTGATCTACACTAATTTTAAGATCTGGATCATTGCGCTTTGCTTCTAGTTCACTTTTAGCAAGTGCAGTAATTTTCATAGCAAGTTCCATCTTATCGCCCTTGCCCATCTGCACAGCACGAACAAGTTCAAGCACTTCTGCTTGCACTGCTTTACGCTCAGGACTGAA